ATTAAAAAGATATTAATTAAAAATAATTAACATCTGTAATCTATTTATTAATCTTTCACTCTACACTATTGACCTTTACGAACAGCAGGATGCCATACATCTCCGTATTCGTCAACTGTAATTTCAGATTCTTCATTAGTTAATCCATCATCTATAAATCCAAAAGGTGCCATATCTTGTTCTATAATTTTCTCTTGTTCCTCATATAATTTTGAACGGACATCAGTATCAGTCAACTCTTTAAAATAAGGTTGATTTGATAACCACCCAAATATTATTAAACAAGTAACTAAATCATCATTACATCCTTCTTCAGCACCCCAAGTGTTGTGTTTTTTAATAAATGTAGATAATTCTTGTATAGTATGAAAATCTTTTGTTATTAATTTATCAGATTCTATAAGTGTCTTTAAATTAGAACAACCAATTTTTTTTAAACTTTTAGTCATTCTTACACCTAAAGAACTTCCTCTGCCACTAAATCCAGCACCTAATACTTGTCCAGCTCTTCCTCTTTGGGTTGTCATCATTAAATTATCATACTCTAAATCAAATTGCATAGCATCAGCAACTTGACCTCCTATATCATTTACTTCAATTAATGTATGAGCATGATTATAAAGTTTAGCTGCATGTTCTATTATATTAGGAAATAAAAGTGGTTTTATTTTATTGTTTCTATATTTTGCGACCACATTATATGGCATTTTTGTAGCATCAAAAACGACAAAAGCAGAGTAGTCGCTTTGGACTCCTCTTGACACATCAACTGTAATCACATATTCGTGATTTTTTTTAGGTTCAACATATTGTGCTAAACCTTTAATAGATTTAATCGGTGCTGTGTGTGGCATAGATTTGAGTTTTGTTGGATTTATTAATGTGTCAATAGAACCAACAAATTCACATTCAAATTCAGCCGCAAATTGTTCTTTACTTGTATTACGAATTGTTTCTTTTTTCCAATCTTCATCTCTACCTGGAACTTCTGACCAATGAACCTCTATTGGAACATAATCATTATTTTTATTTACAGAATCAGTCCACATCTTATAAAACATATTCATACCGTGTGGTGTAGAAACAATAATAACTTTTGTAGTTTTACCTGAAGTTATAGTAGGATAAACAGAATTAAAAAACTGTTCACTAATTGATTGTGGAACGAAAGCAAATTCATCTAAAAATATCATATTATAAGAACCTCCTCTTATCGCACTAGAGGATGTAGCAGCCGCTACTATTTTACTATTGTTCTCTAATTCTAATGAACCTTTGTTCCAATTTAAAATTCCTTGTTGCATCCATTTTGGCAAATTTTCATAAGCCAACTGCAATCTTCCTAAAATATCTCTTGCTGTTTGAGATTTATTTGCTAATATAGCAATATTAACATTTTCATTAAACACAATATAATGTAAGATATATGCTATTATGATTGTAGTTTTTCCACTTTGTCTAGGCAATTTACATATAGAAAAACGATTCTTATGAAAAGTATCTATCATATCCTTTTGAAAACTATACATACTAAAAGGAACTAAACCTTCATCTAAACTTACAATCTTTACATATTTTTCAACAAAATAAGTAGGGTCATCCATACATTTATCAAATTCTAATACTTGCTCTTTTGTAAACTCAACAGCTGTATTAGCTCTTTTTAAATTAGGATTTCCTAAATATGCTTCATTAGTTACTTGTGGCATTATTTTACACTACATTCTTTTTTATTTTTAAAATATTTGTATAACTTATAGATACTCCAAATTAAAGCTGGACCCAATAAACCAACTCCTACACCTGCATAAAATTGATTATCATTAAACCATATAGAAGCACTAGTTAATCCTAATGCTGAAAGAATAGCAACGAACCAAGGCACATAGCACATTGGACACATTATTTTTTCTTCTCTTTATTTTTCTTTGCTAACATTTTTTGTAATTGAGTAGTAGAACCTACGAATAAAGCATTTTTAACTTGCATAGAAGTCCTACCAGGAACTTCTTTTAACTTTTTCATTTTATCTTGTAAGTCAGCAAGTTTATCAACAACATCACCAACATTTTTAATTAAATCTCCAGCGACTTCATATGCTCTTGGATGGTCACCTTCTTTTGCAATATCTAAAATACCATCAATTGCTTCATTACCTTTGTTTACAAGATTATAAAAATTATCTCTTGAATACTGATAATCTTTATCAATATCTTGCCCCTTTTTTGGTGCAATTATTTCTGTTTTTTCTTTTTTAACTAATTCTTTGGTGTGTTTTGTTCCCAAAACTTTCTCAATGTCTTTTTGAAAATTCATAATTATTCATCCGTATCAGTTGTTGGATTATAGTCTTTACTATCTTGAAAAAATTCAATATTAGTTGTAAATCCAAAATCATCATTAAAATTGGCTGTTGTAGGATCCGGAACAACAGTAATTCTTGATTCTCTATTTTCTACTTCTGTTGTATCTGAATATTGGTCAGTTTGAACAGTTTTGATAACTTTTTGACTTCTCAATGGTCCAAATACATAAGTTTTAGCAGTAAAATTTAATGTATAAATTACAGCTCGTCTTGCCCTAAAATCTCCTGTGTAAGTATCTTCATAATTAATACTATTTAAAATTATAGGAACATCTCTTTTAACACCTAACTCTGGTAAAGCATTAATGGTTACTGTATAATCTGGTTGAAAAAATGGTATAATTTGTTCTATTATTTGTAACCCTGCTTCAGCAGTTGCTGTAAAAGTGAATAAGTCATAAGAAATATTGTAAGGAACAGGATTATATGTATAATCTAATCTTTTTGTTGTATCAGTTTTTATTGTTCTATATTTACCCATTTTATTTATTTTTCTAGTTGGGTCATAATCAATACCAGAAATTTCAAATCCAACTCTTGGTAAACGAAGAGCAAAACTTCTATCATCTAAATCTGCTTGTTGGTCTAATCTAACTAAAAATTTTTCTTTTGGGCCATATGCCAATGGAACTTTAAGTGATTGTATTGTGCTATCAGTTGCATTTTTTCTTTTAATATTAATATTATTGAAAATTTGCCCAAATGCAATAGTCAATCTTCTTAATGATTCGTGATATGTATAAGTTCCAAACATTAAATTTGCTCGTCTATTTCTCCAAATGGATTTCTTTCTGTAAAGTCAATTATATCATCTGTTAATACAGAAGTTGTATAACCTGCCTGACTATCAAAAGTTATATTATCAGCATAAGGTTCCTGTGTTTGTAAATTATAAGTTTCTAATATCATATAATTACTTTCACCATCTGCTGTATCATTTTCTAATAATATGGAACCAGTTTCTGCTTCTAATGAAACTTGATGTGCTAATTGGTCTAATGTTCTTGCATCAGCTTTAGCATCAATTTCGGTAACTCCAGTTGATATAGGTTCACTAGAATATTCAAATCTAGTTACTCGTAATTTATAAACAGGTAAGTTATTTAATTGAAAAAATGGTTCTTGGTCTTCCACAAATTGTATTTCAAAGAAAGACTTCATTAAAGGAAAATAAATTAAATCTCCTTCATTAGGTCTTCCATCTACAATAAGTGTTGCTTTGTCATCAACTAATTGAGTCCATCGCCTTTTAGAGATAACAAAAGTTGTGTCCTCTCTAATTTCTAGTCCAAATTTATTGATTATTTCTTGTTCGCCAGCAAAGCCTTCAGTAGTTTCAAAATACATTTCGGCCATGTAAGATTGTGTGAATTTTGATGAAACATCTTCACCTAAAATTAAATCTCTATTAACTAATGTTCTTGGGAGATAATACACATCATGCCCATACATTTTGATGGATTCTTCTGTTAAATCCTCATAGAGTCTTTTTTCGGGTTCTGTTCCACCCCTATCAAAATAGACATTTGTTGGCATAGAATTTTTTTATCCTATCATATAGTCAACAGGTAAATCGTAACTTTCTCTTACTTCTCGTTCCAGTTTATCAATTTCTTCCTGTGCTTGCTGATAGACTTGTTCTCCGTTTAGTGTTACACCACCTAACATAACAACACCATTAAATTTACTTAAATTTGAACCCCATTGTTTTTTAAATAAAGCGGTCAAATATCTTTTTAAATAGATGTCATTGTAAATATCAGTAAAAGATTCAGGATCCAATTTTCTATAACATTCAATTATCAAATATTCTCCAGCACTAATATCAACTTTCCAATCCATATCTATATAAAGTCTATTTTTGTGCTGATTAAATCTTATTGGTTTTTCACCAACCATTATATGGTCTAAAAAATCTAAATGTCTTAAAACCATATCATAATGAATAACACTTGTTGAAGAAAAATCGTATAAATCGTTTAGTCGTAATTGATACCTGACATCAAACATGTTCATATTATTTTTATCAGATAAAGGTAGAATTTGTATTACAGAAACAATTTCATCAGGAACTACAATGTAATTATTTGCTTCTTCATAAGCAGTAGATACACTTCCTTGTGTAGCAGTAGATGAAGTATCTCCTTCACCACTTTTCATTCTGTCAATATCGCCTGATGTTACTTTATACTTTAAATACATTCTTTCAATACCATCATAATGATATTGGGCGAAATACTGAAGTCCTTCATCAATTCTATCTTCTAATTGGTCGTCATCAACATTAATGTCAATAACTGGTTTACCTAGATTTCTTAAACAATATTGTTTTAATGTTTCTCTGGTTGTAGGATTAGCCATAGCACCTCTTGATTAAATCTACCTATATTTATATGAAAAGAAAAATTAGCCTAAAGCTAATGCAGCTGCATAGCCTGTTGCCTCAGCAGCGCCAGCATCTACTGTAAG